GGAGGATCCATCGAAGGATCGGGGAAAGGTATACTAAATGTACAACCTCCTCCCCGAACCCCCGGACTCTCAAATCACGAGTTCTATGCCCTATGGGCTGAGGATCATTTGAAGTACGTAGCGCTTTCGCTACGCACCTCTGGAATGACCCCTCCTGTGCGACGCTACTTGCGAAACAAGGAGGTTCTCGAGTTTATGAGAGCAACATGGGATGCTCTTCTTGTTGGATACCAACAAGAACGAGCATGGTGTCTGACAAGGTACAAACACTATTCACCGCTTAATAGCCGTAGGCTACAAGGGGTTAATAGGTTTCGCAACCAGTTAGTATACCACCCTCTAGAAGCTGCACATCGCCTTAAGGCGTGTGCACAGGCCTGCCGGGCCTGGTACTTTGGTGGGCCTAAGCCCACAGGTAGGCTTCTAGTGTTCGAGGAGAAGATGCCTGCTATGTTGGCTTCCTACATAGCTAGGGCACTTCCCCCCGCTCCAAAGGACAAGCAAGGGTTGGAGGATCTGTTGTCAAGATTGACCTCAGAGCCCAACCCAGAGCCTGCCTATTGGAGACCTTTCCTTAAATCGTATGTTTCGAGATGGGGCACGCCTTCGGGCCCCAGAGAACTCTTCACGATGCCCTCCGCTAACGCGGCCTTGGGGTTCCCAAGGTCCGTTGGGGGACACGTGACTGGAGTCCAGCACTTAGTGCTGCTCGGTTATGCGATTAAGAAGACTCGCAGCAGAGCAGGGCACCCTACCATTGGTATGGACCCTGACGGCTCTTACCTGGAGCTACTCAGTGACGCCCTTCATCCTTCTTCAAACAAAGGAGGAGTGGATGGGCTAGAGAAGCTCTTCAGGCAGCCGTGGGATGAGCTTGAAAAGCAACTTCCCGGATGCGGCGAGTATCTGCAGGACTATTTGAAGATAGCGGTAGAGTACGTGATGGAAAATATTACGTACGTACCCATTCTCCCAATAGTCGCAGAGGAGAAGGGTTTGAAGACGAGGTTTCCTACCTGTTCATTAACAGCAGTTAACCTTGTTCAACAAATCCTTCGTCGAGTCGCGGACCATGTTATGATTCGCGACCCGAGATTTTCGGAGGCGTTAGGAGGTGACCTCCGGGTGGATATGAGGGGCGAGCAAGGTCCTTGGGATTCCCAGGACGCTACAGCTGCCACCGACTACCATCCGGAGTGGTTAACAAGGGGCTTCTACGAAGAGTTAGCGGACCGCTACTCTTCGCTGGCGCCGTACAGACGTTGGTTTTCCAAGCTGTTTGGCCCCAAGAAGATCCTCACCTGTGACCCGACTCTTTGTGAGCCTGTGTCACTCCTAACACATTATCCGAAGGCCCCATTGCTTGATGATAGACACGCCGAGATGTTTCACGGCGTCAAAATCAAGAAAATGGGGCCTGGCCTTACAGGTCTGGGTCACGCCGAGGACATACTCCTTTATTGGAATGACTGGCTCGATGACCTGAACGGCCTACCTGGTACGATCACTACCACGGGGCAGATGATGGGCGATCCCACATCTTTCCCCCCCCTCATGTTGGTTAC